ATTCGTTTTAATTGTGTACAACGCGGTGCTGATTTATCTGCTGATGATGATCAACTGTTAGTACCCAGTATGCCTATTATTCACTTAGCTGTTGCTTTATTAGCCCGTGAACGTGGTGAGACAGGAGGTACGTCTACTCCTGAATACTTTACAATTGCTGATAAGTACTTGTCTGACGCTATTGCATTAGACGCCCAAAAGCACCCAGAAGAAGTAATTTTCTACACGGCGTGAGGTAGCTATGGCTCAACCATTACAAAGCATTAATCTTGTTGCACCAGCATTCAAAGGCATAAACACCGAAGACTCGCCTTTGCAACAAGACCCTTCGTTTGCCGACATTGCTGACAACGCAGTAATCGACAAGCGCGGGCGTATTGCGTCTCGTAAAGGCTATAGCGTTATTACAACGGACAAAACTGAGCTAGGCACTGAAAAGATTAGAGCCATCAAAGAGTTTGAGGATAACGCCGGTAACAGAAAGGTATTTTCTGTAGGCAACAACAAGATACTTAGCGGCACTACAACGCTTGCTGACGAAACGCCCGGTAGCTACACCATTACTTCTGACAACTGGAAGATGGTCAACTTCAACGACAAGATTTATTTCTTTCAGCGTAGCAATGAGCCTTTGGTCTATGACAACGCAGGAGGCGCTGTAGTCAAGCTCAGCAGCGTTTCTGGCGCAGCTGGGGTAACTGGCTCAATGTATGGCAACGAGGTTCTAGCGGCTTATGGAAGGCTCTGGACAGCAGACTTTGGCGCTGACAAGTCGACTGTTTACTGGTCTGATCTTCTTATTGGGCATGATTGGTCTGGCGGCACTAGCGGCTCTATTAATATTTCTAAGGTATGGCCTGATGGCTATGACGAAATTGTTGCCTTAGCCGCCCACAACAGCCTTCTTATTATCTTCGGGAAGCATAGCATCGTTGTTTACCAAGGGGCTGAGGCACCGGCCACAATGTCTTTAATAGATACGGTTGCAGGTGTTGGCTGTGTTGATCGAGATACTGTGCAGTACACAGGGACAGACGTTTTGTTTTTGTCGCATACAGGTCTAAAGAGCTTTGGCCGGACAATACAAGAAAAGTCCATGCCAATTAGCAGCCTGTCGGACAACATAACCAAAGACATTATTGCTCTGTTGCAAAACGAAACTGAGTTCTATCGTTCGGTATACAGTCCTGAAGAGGGCTTCTATTTATTAACCTTTACGGCTCAAGATACGACTTTCTGTTTTGATGTCAGAGGTACGCTAGAGAATGGTGCGTACCGTGTTACACGTTGGCCAGGCACAGGCTTTACGTCTTACGGCAGAAAAGAAGACGGAACGTTGTTGATCGGTAACGGCGAAGGCATTGGCGAGTACAGTGGCTATCGAGATAACGGCGAAAAATACCGATTTAGGTACTACAGCCCGGGCCTTACGTTTGGCGACCCCTCTCGACTCAAGATACTAAAGAAGCTCCGGCCTACGATTGTTGGCGCAAACAACGCAATCATGTTTCTTAAGTGGGCATATGACTTTGGGACGTTCTTTCAGACCTCAGAGTTTACCGTGGGTAATCAAGTAACCGGCTTTTATAACGAAGACGAATTTAACAGCACAGCAGAATTTACAGGCGGCGACCTTACCTCTCGACGTGGAATTAACACGACAGGAGGTGGAGGTGTCATTACTATTGGGTTGGAAGCAGACATAGATGGATCAGGACTGTCTCTCCAAGAGATCAACGTGTTAGCACTAATGGGTAAAGTACTATGAGTAACTATACAAAGACTACAGACTTTGCCGCGAAAGACAGTCTACCTTCCGGTGACAGCGGCAAAATCATTAAGGGCGCTGAGTTTGAAACAGAATTCGATGCGATTTCTACAGCCGTTGCTACGAAGGCCGACCTTGCATCGCCTACGTTTACAGGCACAGTAACTATTCCTGCACTGACGTTTACGGGAACTCTGTCGACAGGAACTATTGATGGAGGTACGTACTAATGCCAGGGTTTTTTGATTATTTGCTAGGTGGCGCAGGCACTGGGCTTCTTGCTTCGGCTTATAGCGATCTTGGAAAAATTGGTGAGCGAGGAATTACTTTAGGCACTGAGCTTGCTGAAGAGCAGTTAGGCCAAGCTCAATTCCGTCCTTACACTATTACTACCGGCACAGGCGGGCAGTTTGGCACGTACATGGATCCATTGACGGGCCAGCTATCAACCCAGATGTCCTATTCACCTCAAGAACAAGCGCTGTCACAGGCTTTGTTTGGTCAGGCAGGTCAATATCTTGGACAGCCAACTCCCGGCGCAGAACGGCTACAACAAGCCGGAGTAGATGTTCTTAGTGCGGGTCAAGGAATAATGGGTCAGCCAGTATTTGGAATGGATCCTACTAGAGAGGCTTCTACGCAAGCGTTTGGTCTTGGCAGCGAGTTTATGACTCAGGCTGGTATGCCTACGGTTGACCGCGAAGCGGCTATCTACGAACGTATGAGGGCCGCACAGCGCCCTGAAGAGGAGCGTCAGGCTCTCGGGTTAGAAGAGCGTCTAGCGGCTCAGGGTCGATTAGGCGTCCGTACAGCGCAATACGGCGGCACTCCAGAGCAATTAGCTTTAGCTAAGGCTCAAGAGGAAGCCAAAACAAGTGCAATGCTAGGCGCTATGGGGCAGGCTCAAGCAGAGCAGGCCCAGCAAGCAGCTCTTGGTGCGCAATACGCAGGACTTGGTGCGGGCTTTGCAGGTCAAGCGCAGGGCCTTAGTGCGGCTCAACAAGCTCAGGCGTTACAGGCTATGCAGGCGGGTCAGGGTTTGATGGGCGGTAGTCAAGCACTTACAGCAGGACAGCAACAGCTAGGCATGGGCGCATTGGCCGGTGCTTATATGCCACAGCAGCAGCTTCTTGCAGCATTATCGCCAGGGCAAACTGCGGCAGCGCAACAACAACAAGCGCAGCTATACGGCGCTGGATTGTTCGGCGAAGCAAGAGCGTCAGGCATTGATATGCTTCTGGCTTCTGCGTTGGGTCAAGCAAACCTTGCAGGATCACTTGGAAGTGGTCTATTAGGTGGTGCTTTAAGCGGCGATTACGATATTGGCCTTAGTAAAATAGTTCAAAAAGTTACTTAAAAACTTTAAGGAGATTAACAATGGCACGTTTTGGTAGAGATCTTGTTAGATCCTTAACACAGCCCGCTTTTGCGGGCGATGTTCGTCGGGTTGGTATGCTGGCTGGATCAATGCCGGCTCGTCAAAGAGAAGAAGAAGCTAAGCAAGAAAGAATGCAACGAGAAGCTGAGGCATTTGAAATTTTTAATCAAGGCTTGCGATCTTCAGAGGATGCGAATGTAACGGGCGTTACAACGGCAGAAGGCAAACTTGCTGGAATGTTAAGCGATGAAACAAACGAAACTGTTCGCTCTGATTTGATGAAAAAAATTACTGAGCTAGGAAAACTGCAAGCACCTACTCAAGCTGCAAAAATAAATCGCAATGTCGATGATCTTATTAAAGCTGAAAACTTTCTTGAAGAACTTCAAGGCAGAGCAGACTCTTTATCAGAAAACGAAGCTACTGCAATGAGAGGCGTTCAACAAAGGGTAGATCAGTTGCGACAAAACGCATCGCTTGTTCAAGCTGCAGAATCTAAACGGAGAGACGCTCGTATTAGTGAGCTTACAAAAACAGAAGCATTAAAAGTTGCAGAAACAAACGCAATGAAACGTGATCTTTCTCGGTTTGTAGGTACTGAGCAGTTTGTTGAAAAAGCACAAAAATACAGAGATATGGGGCTTAGCCAACAAGTAGACGTGTTAGAAAAAGACGTGCTTGAAGTAATGACCAAAAGGCAAGATGCAATAGATAAATTAAATGAGCGCGCCCCTTTAACCGCAGAAGAAGAAAGAACTCTTACCGATCTTGGGTTTAAACCTACAGGCGACATTAAGGTTGATAGAAAACGTTTAAATACAATTCTAGAAACTAAATTTCAAAAAGAGCTTGATATTGCATTGCGTGTATTAGATCCGGCTTCTGCTGGCCTTGCTAAGGCGCTTGTTATAGAAGAGCTTGATCAAATTGTAAAAGAAGGTGAAATTGAACAGCTTCCATTTTTCCAAGATATTTCAGATAAAGTTGAAGACATACTTGAAGATCCTGAAGAGTTGGAGATTTTCTTAAATAGAGTTGAAGGCGCTAGTCCATCTGAAATACCTAACATTGTTAGACGCTATCTAGAAGAAAAATTCCCTGAGAAGTTTGAAGATATGCAGACTGAAATACGCAGAAAGGCTACTGTTCAAACAACTAGACAGGGCGCTCTTGCTAAAATTGCAGCAAAAACAAATGCTGCTAGAGGCAAAGCTGCTTATGAAGCTGGCATCATAGATGAAGATAGACCTCTTGAAGAAGGCGACGAAGGTTATTTTGACCTTGATGACCCTGACGATGCTGAGCGTGCGCTTATGCAACATGAACGAGACGAAAAACTTAAAAAGCAAAAAGCATTTAAAGAGCAAAAGAAAGAAGCGGGAAAAGTTGGCTTTGGCGTTTCTAGCAGATACTCAGGATTAGGGCGCGGCTTCCAAGGATAAGCTATGGCTGGAGAAATGATTAAAAAACATGAAGGCAAAAGCCTTGATGTTTATAGAGACTCTAGAGGCAAAAAAACTGTTGGTTATGGCCATCTAATTGATGCTGATTCGCCGGAAGATATTCGGAATTTAAAGGTTGGGGAAACTATATCTGAAGAAAGAGCAGAAGAGCTTTTTTCAGAAGATTATGCCTATCATGCTCGCGCCGCAGAAAATATCCCTGGCTTTTCTAAAGCGTCAGAAACGCAACAAGAAGCCCTAATTGATCTTACTTTTAATATGGGGCCAAGTTGGCATAAAGATTTTCCTAAGTTTGCTAAAGCGTTTGAAGCAGGTGACTACGAGCAAGCGGCAAAAGAGCTTGAAGATAGCGACTGGTACGATCAGGTAGGCCGTAGAGCGCCGGCTATTGTTAGCATGGTTAAAGAAGCAAGCACTCCCAAACAAGTTACAGCAAAGCCTGCAAAACCTAAAGGCAAAGTAGATTTTGACAGTATTGTAGTTGGACTTGAAAGCGAGGTCGCTCAAGCAAAACCCAAAATAAACTATCAAGACATTATTGTAATCCCAGATAGCGCCAAAGAATCGCTTCAGCTTTTGGATGAAATGGAACAAGAGCGTGTTAAAGGCTTAGCTGTTGAAGTTGGAGAAGGTATTACTCTTGGATTGTTAGGCGAGCTTGCTGCTGTAGCAGAAGCCGCAACAACTGATCGCTCCTATCAACAAGCAAAAGACGAATACGAACTTGCGCGTAAGCGATTTAAACGAGAAAACCCTAGCTTAGCTACATACGCAGTGCCGTTAGAGCTTGCAGCTACAATTCCTACGGGCATTGGCGTTGCTAAAACACTTGGCAAGATGGGCGTTAAATCTGCCGCAGGTCAATTAGGTATTGAAGGTGCTGGCTACGGACTTGCGACCGGAGAAACATTTGAAGAGCGAGTTGTTAATGCTAGTGTCATGGGCCTTTCAGGATTGGCACTTGGCCGCGTAATTGATGTGGCTACATCGCCATCGAAAGTAGGTGGACTAAAAGCAGAAAAAGACCTTGAAGCTGATAAAGCGTTAGATCCAGAAAAACTAGGTGAAGCTAATCGCATTCAACAAGCAGATGCTCGCCGGTTTTTTGAAGAAGTAGATAATCCGGCTTACAGACGAAAGCCTTTGTCTGAAGCTGAAACGGTTGGTGAGCTGTGGGGCGGTTTAAAGACCTCATTCCAAAACTTCTACAATCAAAACTTGCGTGGTGTATCGGATACGATATGGGCCGAGGTTAGTCCGCAAGTAGGCGCTTTAGTCCAACGATTTGATACCAAGGCGCTGCTTACCATAAACAAAGAGTTTTCTGATTTATCAGAACAGTTAATTCCTGTAGCAAAGACAATCAATGAAAGTGAACGCGCTAAGGGTGCTTTACTTGATTATGCGGCAGGAAAAATGATTGACCCAGACCAAATGAAACTGCTCCGCATTGAACGCAAAAGACTTAAAGACGCTGGCCTTCAGGGTTCTAAAAAAGCTAAGCAATTAGAGGACAATATCAAAGCCAATTCTACTGAGCGCTTAATGTTTGAACTTTCAAAAGATTTGACGGTTGAGCAGAAAGCAATCCTCAAAAGGTATTTAGGGTATAGCTACAGAAAAAATCAACAGTTAAACAAGAAAACATTTGGTGCTGATTTTTCAGATGACCTTACATATTTACATACTCGCTTAACAAAAGAGCAAATTAAAAAGATAAAAGAAGAGCAAAAACTTACTGACGAGCAGATTGAAGGTTTGTTTGATGACCCTGGGTTTAAACAGCGGACGCGAGGTTCATATTTGCGTGGCGACAAAAATGCGCCAAAACCTGCTGACTATGACAATCCGCTTATTTCCGACATACAACGAATACAAAGGCTTGAGCAGTTATCTCAAATGCAAGACGCTTTTAAACTTAATGTTGCAGCTGCGGTAGAAAGAAATGGCGGGCGTCCGCTAACCCCTAATCAACTTATGGATGAGCTTGAGTTTAAACTGTTTGAGCGAGGCATCAGCCCAGAAGGCTCTAAGTTCACGCGCAAGCAAATATCAGACATGATTATGGGGCAAGAAAAAGCTCCGCATCCATTAATCCAGGCGCTTAACTCTATTTCTTACGCTACTACTTTAGCAGGGCCAATGTCTGCAATTCTTAATCTTGCTGACATTCCTTTACTAGGCGCTAAGTATGGCGGCAAAGCTGTTCGTGAGGGAATTAAAGAAGCTGATCCACGATTGCTTACGCCATTCAAAAAGCCATCTGATTTAGATCTAAAAGAAATGGGTTTAAACAATCAGGTGTTTGGTGAATTTGTTAGCCAGCTTAATGAGCTTCAATCGGGCGGCACTAACTGGATGATGAAGACAGCTAAGGCCGCAAGACAAAGTGCAGATTTTCTTATGAGAAAGTCGGGCTTTGCTGCCATGGATATTGTTGGCAAGAAAGGCGTTATGCGTGGCATCTTGAGTAGTGCGGCAGATGATGCTAGAGCAGGAAAACTTGCAGATAACTGGGGCTTTTATTTTAACAATGCCGAGTTAGATATTATTGCTAAACAGTTAAAAGCTCATGGCACCGAGTACAGCAAGTATACAGGCAAAGGCAAAGACCTTATTGAAGAGTTAATGTTTGCCGGGCTAGGTCAACAGCAGTTAATTAGTGCGGCTGGTCGTCCTGCTGGCTGGGCAAGAAACCCTAACCTTCGGCCTCTTTGGGCATTGCGCGGCTTTGTTATTAAACAGCAAGCATTAGCTTTGCGAGAAGTAGTTGGCAATTTAAAAGCCGGAAAGCCAGACAAGGCGGCTGAGTTTTTAGGTCGCTATGCGCTATATGGAGCTGGAGGTTACGCAATAATCAATGAAGGCCGTCAGTTTGTATTTGGAGATGGCAATGTGTCTGCAGGAGGCTTGGTTCGTGGGTACGGCGATGCCTGGGCAAGTTTGTTAACAGCTAATACGCTAGGTCTTAATGACTACCAATACGGCCAGATTAAACAAAATGGATTGTTGTATACCTTTGCTGAGGGAATGATGCCAATAGCTATTGATCGGCCTTTAGATATTGGAAAAACAGTTGTTGAAGTTATAGATGATAAGCGGCCTATTCAAGCAATTCCTCAAGAAATACCATTGTTTACTCAAACAATCAGGGCAGGAGAAAGAGCTGCTGAAGCTTTGGGGGCAACAGAAATTCAAGAGTCTTTTGAAGAATTGCAGCGTAAACGAAACCCTAATCCCAGCTCTTAAACTCTAACCAACCAGCCACACCTGCCGCCCTGTCATTCTCCATACGGGCGGCTTCTTCTCTGTAATGCTTGGCTATTTCCTTTTGCTCTTTGTTCATGCGCTTACCCAGCATCACGTCCTCGGCCTTTTCCCTTAATAACTCAAGGGCACCCTCGCCGTACTCGTCAATGTAGTGGCGGACAAAGTAGTCAGGATTGCTGCCGTACTTCTGGTGACAGCCGTAGCAGTGGGCAAAGGCGTTCATTCCGTCGTACCGTATGCCCTTCTTAGCGCGTGTGAAGTAGTGCGAGCAGTGTAGCCCTGTGCTGTTTGACTCGTACTGTGCGCCACAGCCTTGGCACTTAAAGTCGTTCCGCATACGGACACATCGGCTAAACCAGTGATCTGCTGCTGTTCTTTTTAGTCTCACTTTAGTTGATCCTTTAGTTGTTGAGGGAAGGGTGCATATACGCCCTTATGCTCTGAGAGCCACCTAATTAGCACCTCAGCGGCTTCTGAGAGTTCCTTGGGGGTTACCTTAGCTGTAGAGCTTTTGTTGTACATGGACTTAATGATGGGCTTGTAGAGGGTCTCCTTAACTAATACCTCCGTAAAGGGTATCTCCAGCTTGTCACTGAAGGGATGTCGTACCCAGTATCCTGCGTCGTTTAGCTCCTGTGCTATTTGCCGGAACCAAAGGTGCATAGCGTTGTTTTGCCTGTCACTGCGCGTAGTGTCTTTGATTGCGTACAGTATCTTCTTGCCGTCATCGAACTGCGTAGTAACGAAAGCGATAAAGAAGTTCATCTTGTCTTTAGTATCAACAAGCCAGCGATGT